TTAAAAATTTACATAGCTACTGAAAGCATCTGTTGCTTCTTTAGTAACTTCATCAGAAACATGAGTGTAAGTATCCATAGTTATTTGTAAAGAAGAATGTCCTAAACGTTCTTGGATTATTTTAGATCTAACATTATCTGATTCGAATAATAATGTTGCGTGGGTATGCCGAAAACCATGACAACCAATAGAATGTAAGTTAGCCTTTTCTGCCAATCTTTTGGAACGTTGGTAAATGTCTTGACTTCGGAACATGGTACCATCAATTTTTGTAAAAATGAGTTGTGTTTTAAACCCACCTTTTTTCATTAAAGCCTCACGCTGTCTAAGTTTCCATTTTTTTAAGATATAAGCAGTCTTGTTATCAAAAGAAATTTTACGAATAGAATTGGAAGTTTTAGGATCGTTTATAGTCAATCCATTTGTACTGATAGCAGTAGTTTTATTTATATTAACTACCTGCTTTTTTAAATCAATATCATTCCAATTCAATGCTAAAGCTTCACCAACACGTATACCAGTAAAAGAAAGTAAGCGAAAAATAGCACAGTCTAAGTCAGCATAGTATTTTAGAACTAAACTTTCTTCTTTGGCTTGATTGGCAATGCTATCAGCTGTATTTAAGAAATGTTCCAGTTCGTCTTTTGTATAGAACTTTCTTTTTGTATTCTTTTCTATTTTCTTTAGCGAACTAGGCTTAGTTATTTTCTTAAATGGGTTTGAATCTATTATTTCTAAACCAACAGCATAGTCACAAACACGAGAAGCATAACTCAAAAGTACTTTTCCCATCTCATTCTTTTTATACCATTCATTAACAGATTTTTGCACGATCTTGACTGTTAAACGCTCAAGTCGCATTTTCCCGAATGTGGGTAAAATGTGTTTTTTCATACGTCGTTCAGTAGCTATAAATGTGGATTCCCTAACTGTTTTTTTGTATTCGTCCAACCACATATAATAAACTTCTTCAAAAGTGGTTAAATGAGTATGCTCGTTAGCTAGATTTCCATTATCAAAATCTAACTTTTTTTGATTAAGCTTGAGCTGTGCTTCTTTTTTTGTATTACAGTTTCTGATAGTGACATTAATTTGTTTTCCAGTTAAATAATCTACGCCTAAATAGGCAGTTACTTTCCAGTATTTTTTTCCTTTTTTTGTATATTGTTTAAAAGTTGCCATTGTTTATCCTTTCCACTTGGGCAAGCGAATAGAAGGAATGACAAATTTCTAGCACCTCCTTATTAGATTTTAAAGCCCCTAGCATGAATCGAACACGCTAGAACTCACCAGAGAGGGGGATAATAAAGTATATTTTTTTGTTAAGCAGTGCGCGTTACTTTTTATTCTCTAATTTTCTAATAGCTTTTTCTAAATCATTTATTTTTTTTATTAGCATATCTATTTTTTCATCTTTTTCATCATTGTTATTAGATTCATTACTTTTATTAAAATATTCAGTAATAGTAGAAGTTAACATGCCAACAAACCCAATTCCCACAATCATCAAAATGATTGCAGCAATTCTTCCTAATGGAGTAGTTGGAGAAATATCACCATACCCGACAGTTGTTGTTGTTACCAAAGCCCACCAAAACGCATCAATGTATGGAACGTTTTCTGCATATGAGTAAATCATTGCTGAAATAACAATGAGAACCGAGCTTAAATAAATCACGTTTAAAAATCCGTTAGTATTTAAAAATGATTTAGTGTTTCTTGTTAATTTGCCAACCACACCTATCGCTCTTGTTAGCTTTGCTAGTCTAGCTATTTTAGCTATTCGAAACAACCTAGCGATTCTAAAGAAAGAAAAAATAGCATCAAAAGGAATTATCGCGATCAGATCAAAAATATTTTCTTTAAAAAATTTGATTTTATTTTTTGAAATAAAAAATCTAACAATGTAATCAATTGTAAATGTGATTAAGATAATATTATCAATAACGTTAAATGGTGGATTACTAATATTAATAACATTTGAAAAATCAAGAATAACTAAAGCGATTGAGATTAATGCTAAAACAACAATAGAGTAATTATAGAATTTTTGATTTATTTTCAATGAAGTTCTCTCACTCTCTAAATGAGGTTTAAGTCCGTGTTCCCAGCACGGACTTTTTTTATTTCAAATAAATTTCTTGTCCCATTTTTAAGTTGTAATGAGCTATAACATTTGAGTAATTGTATTGTCCTTCATATTTTTCGATTAAGCTTCTAAACATATATTGTTCTGCTTCAGCTTCCATCTTAGAACGAAAAACAGGAATTTTATACAATGCCATTATATCCACATGGTCTTTTACATGCTTTAATTCGTGATATATTGCTTCTTCTTGTTCTGATGGTGTTAAATTTTGATTTACAAATATGATACCGTAGGTAGGGTCGAAACATGCGCGTTTGTTCAAAGTAGTAAAAACTAACTCCACATTATATTCTTCTACCAACTCTTTGATACTTTTCATATAAGCACAACCTTTGACTTATTTCCCGAATCTACCCTTTAAATATGCACGGATAACTTCTCTGTCATGATCATCAAGCGGTTCACCGTCAAAACTCATGACGTTATCCAGTACATCATCTAAATCATCAGAATTTTTTTCATCAGTTGCTTTAGTATTATCAGTTCTTCCCAATAGATAATCTACCGATACATTGAAGTAGTCCGCAACTTTTTGTAGGCCTTCTGAGTTTGGAGAAACTTTTTTCCACTTGCTAAAATATCCATTTGAGTAACCTAGAGTAATTTCTAATTGTCGAATAGACATTTTCTTCCTTTTTGTCAACTCTTTTATTATTTCATAAGTATTCATTGATTTGACAACCTTTCTGAATGCTTACAAAAAAAGTTTAGAAAAAAACTCTATTTAGTGTTGACAAAATAGAGTTAAAGCTCTATACTTTATCTCGTAAACAAGTTAATCAACTAAAAAGACAACAAAAAAACAATATTGATAAATAAACGCTAACCGCCAAGAAAGCTATAAATCAATGTTTTTAATGTCTTATTTAATTACGGTTTGATTATAGAATAAAACTCTATTTGTGTCAACTGAATTTAGAAAATAGTTGATTAATTTGTTTACTAATTTAGAGAAAGGAGAAAAAACATGGCAAATATTCAAGAAACACGTCAAAAAATCTTGAATCACTTTGAGAAAAATCAATGGGAGATTCCTGATGTAGCAAGTGCTTTAGGAATTACAGAACAATATCTACGTAAAATCCTAAACAATCCAGAAAAACATCTGAAACAAATGACCGATATTATTGCTTATTACAAAATCAGATAGGAGGTGTAAAAAATGGAAGTGATTTTAACTCCAGAAAATGAAGCTTCTCTAAGAGATTTTGTACACGGAATTATTGTTGATGAAATAGAAAAAGCACGAAGAGATACCGCAGTTGATAAGCGAGTCTTAAATCAAACAGAGATTGCAAAATATTTCAATGTTTCCACAACAACAATAAGGGAATGGGAGAAGCTAGGGCTTCCACATGGATCAGTAAGTAAACAAGGGAAGTTCTACGACAAAGAAGAGTGTCGCAGATGGCTTCTATCACAAAAAAGATAAATCTTGGGCAAGCGAAATTTAAGGAGGTTTTACAAAAATGATTATTTGCTACAAAGGCGAAGATTTAAAAGTGCAAGACACTTGTAGCACATACGACAACATTTCAGTTGTGTTGTTTAAAGGGCAAAAACGAGTGTATAACCATCGAACTAATGAAATTGTCGGCGGCGATGAACGGTTACCAGAAGCAAAAGCAATTCGAAATTTTAACGGTTCTGTGATGGTAGGGAGGTGAAAGCAATGAAAAAATTACACAAAATATTGCAAAAGGCTAGCGTGGAATTTTATGAAACATTTTATGGATCAATTGACTACAAACTTTTAGATGCCGCTCAATTTAAAGAATTTGAAAGAAAGATTAATTTACGTTATTGCTGCACAGATCCAGAAAAAAATATCTCAATTTATGAGGTGTACGATGAAAGATTTGCAGATGTTTACATTGGAAAGAAAGGATGATTACAGTGAAAAAAATATATCACTTAAGACGTATAGCGGCACTGTTGGTTGTGTTCGGACTAGGTCTATTGGTAGGTGGAAATATTGGACCATTAATCCAAAACCTATATATAGCAGCTTTCATCATTTGGCTTTTAATGTATGACCTAGCGCTTGAAGATCGAGAAATAAAAAAACAAAAATAAAGACCCACTTCGACGGCCATCAAAGTAGGTCAATTACAAATATCAAATTCAAGGAGAGTGTACCACATGAATAAAGAAATTGAAAGAATGATTATTGAACTTGAAAAAGAATGTAAGGCACAGAATGTTGAACTTCTTCTATGTGCTACAAATTTTGAAACAGGCCAAGGAAGTACTGCGTTTTGTGGTTCAGTTATCGGGTTAGCTATACTCTTGCAAAAACTTGTAGGTGATCTAAAAGAGCAATTAAGTATAAGCGAATCTTGTGATTGTCCAGAATGCGTAGCAGAAAGAGCCGAAGATGCTGCAAATGAAAAATCTATGGATGAATTACTAACTGCATTTTTACGAGGTGAACTGCAATGATTGAAGTAAGAGGTTTAAGTGATGATGTTTACGAATTAATGTTAGCGAATGCTCAAAATAGAATTGTTCAATCAATTCGAACTGCAGCATCAAATGGTAATACAAGTTGCGTGGTGAATAGTAAAGGTCTTACATCAACGTTTTTATCTCAATTAGAAACAGAAGGATTTGATCACGTTGAACTTGAAGAAAACAAAACCAAAATATTTTGGGAGTGGTAAACATGGGAGTAATTGATGTTGCAAATAAAAAGCTTCTGTATTTAGAAAATTTAATTGGCCAGATCAAAGAAGCGGAAGAATATTTAGTGAGTTTAAAGAACCCTGCTTTAAATAATAAAAAAGAAGTGATGTCAGATATAGAAATTGGTATCCCTACACACTTTATGGGGTCTGGATTTTTCAGAGAAGAAGGACATAGTCGTTGGCACAAAGTTCGGCTAGAAGAAGATTTAGGGATAGTTGGAATTCAAGCAGATATCAAGGAACTAGTTGAAAATGCTGTAAATGACAGGATAACAGAGATGAAAGACGAACTAAGAAAATCGATTAGTAAATTGGAGGTAGATTGTCACGAATGAATTTGATTCATTAGGAGCTAGACAAGAGCCGCCAGAAGAAAAAGAAGCATTAGAGCCAACATGGGAATATGACGAAGAAGAGGAGAATGACAATGAGTAACGATTTAACACAAATAACACAACGATCTTTAGATGAACAAGTCATCGGAAATTTGAATAGATTGCAAGAGCAGGGATTAGAAATGCCACCAGGTTATAGTCCACAGAATGCATTGAAAAGTGCTTTCTTTGAACTAACCAACAATTCAGGAGGAAACCTTCTTCAGTTGGCAGCTAACAATCCAGAAACTAAAACATCTATTTCTAACGCCTTGCTTGATATGGTCATCCAAGGATTATCGCCAGCTAAAAAACAATGTTATTTCATTAAGTATGGAAATAAAGTTCAGCTTATGCGCTCATATTTCGGAACCATGGCTGTATTAGATCGAGTAACTGGAGGGGCAGATATCACGCCTGTTGTAGTAAGAGAAGGCGATGTATTTGAAATTGCTATGGATGGTCCCGACTTAGTTGTTGCTAAACATGAAACGTCCTTCGAAAACCTAGACAACGACATTAAGGCTGCTTATGTGGTTATTAAGCTAGCAAATGGTAAAGAAGTAACAACCGTCATGACAAAGAAACAAATTGATAAGTCATGGAGCAAAGCAAAAACAAAAAATGTTCAGAATGATTTTCCAGAAGAAATGGCAAAAAGAACTGTCATCAATCGAGCTGCTAAATATTTAATCAATACTAGTAACGATAATGATTTATTTGTGCAAGCTGCTAAAGACACACTCGAAAATGAATTCGAACGAAAAGATGTGACACCAGAGCGAGAAGAGCAAGCTGCGGTACTTGAAGAAAAACTATTTTCCAACAATAAAAAAGCTGTTAATCAAGAAAAAGATAATGAACGAATTACACGTGTGGCTGATGTAACAGAGCAACCAGACATTGAACAAGCCAAACCAATTGAAAAAGAAGATTTAACGAAAGCGGCGGACCAAATTTTAGAAGAGCCAGTTCAGGAAACTTTAGATGTGATGGCTGGTTATGAAATCAATCAGAAAGAGAGTGAAGCTGATGTCTCAACGATTGAAGAAGACGATTATCCTTTCTGATGAAAATTATTATTCACAAGAAGCGGACCTAGCTTATATGTCTGTCTCTCAATATAAAAAATTTCTTGAATGTGAAGCTGCAGCTCTTGCCAAGTTAAAAGGCGAATGGACACCAGAAAATGATCCTAAAGCATTGCTAGTTGGTAATTATGTTCATTCTTACTTTGAATCACCAGAAATTCATGAAGCATTTAAAGAAGAAAATAAAAACAAGATGTTTTCTTCAAGAAAACCGTTTGCCCTATTGAAAGATTTCCAAATTGCGGAGCAGATGATTGAAAGATTAAAACAAGAAGAAGCCTTTTTAAATATTTATCAAGGCGAAAAAGAAGTGATCGTCACAGGTGAAATTGGCGGTGCAGTGTGGAAAGGGAAAATTGATTGTTTGAATTTAGAAGAAAAGTATTTTGTAGATATCAAAACAACCAAAGATATGCACGAGAAGAAATGGGATGAACGTTTAAACAGAAAAGCAAACTTCATTGAACGCTTCGGTTACGTGTTGCAAATGGCTGTTTATTGCGAACTGCTTCGGCAACAGTATGACAAAAATTTTCTTCCTCTCATTGCAGCTGTTTCGAAACAAACACCTAGTGAAGCAAAACTCATCACTCTTAGTGAAGAAAAAATGATTTACGAATTAGAAGAATTAAAAGAAAACATCGAGCATGTTGTGCGAGTTAAAAATGGTGAGGAAGCACCAGTTAGTTGTGGAATTTGTGAATATTGTAGAGGACACAACAAAATTACAAATTTTACCAGTATGGACGATTTATAGGAGGTGCATAACGAATGAATGCTGGTTACGTCAAATTGTATCGTAAGGTAATGGATTCATTCGTATGGACTAATCCTTACATGTACAAATTGTGGAACTTGTGTTTGATGAAAGCTAGCCACGAAAACAGAAAATTTCTTTTTAATGGAAAAGAAATATGGTTGAACAGCGGA